CATAAGGAATTCAGGGGCTGTCCCTAATGAACCAACAGCTATTGCACCAGAAGATTGACCCGATACATTTTGAATGTTACCAGCTGATTGATAATCAGTAGCCATCCATAATTTAAGCGTGTCGCCTAATGCGATAGTTGCTGGAGCGGAAGCCTTTGCAGCTTGGAATAGAGCGTTGTCAAATGAGTCGTCACCGCTATTTGCGCGATAACCAACTACATATGCATAACGTTTCATCCAAGACTGTCTCTTTTCAGTGAACTTGAAAGATGGGTCATCCGTAGGTTTCTTCGCTACTTTAGCGACCATTCTGAAGAAAGGAGTTTGCGCAATTGCTAACTCAGTAAATCTCTCAGCGAAATTATACTTTCTCCGAAGGTCACCAGTTCCGAGCGACGAGCCCTGTGATGCCGCATAGCCTTCATCTAATCCCGTACTGTGTTTTTGAAATAATGCGCCTGCCACGGGGTACGTAGCGTCTGATTGTGCCATTATAAAACTCCAGTCGTTTTATTTGTCTACTCTATAATGACTGTTCGACCTTTAGCCAAGTAGACGGTTTATTGTATCTTCACCGCCTAATAGTTTGTCGAATACTTCATCGTCTGGAGATGCTTCTTGTTCTGGGGATGCCCCTGAAGCTGCTAATGATTGAGGACGTTGCCTTACATTTTGCATTTGTCTTCCGACTTCTTCATGAGCTGAACGCTGTATGTTTTGTTCCCTATTCTCTCTATTTTTTAAATAATAGATGTCTTCCAATCCAAGTTGTTTACTCTTAGCAAAAGAAACTAAATCTGTCCACTCTTCGTCAGAAAGATTGTATTGTTGCTTAAAATCACTTTCAGAAGCGAGTCTAGCATTTTCTTGTTTCTGATTAACTGCGTAGTTATTTAGTCTTTTCTGCACTAAACCATCAATGGTTGCGTTGAGTACCTTTGCTGAATCCGAATTTGGGTCATCAAAAGCGTCGTTCCCGTCAAACATAAAATCCTCTCCTAATTGAAGTTCTTCCTTCATACTACTAGGCGCGTTTCCACCACCCTCAAAATAACTTCTCACATGAGTAATTAAATTGGGGTCGTCTTTCATCGCGTTTAAAATCGGCATATATGGTTCAAGTTCGGTTAGCTTAGTATTTAATCTCTTAGCTTCCTTACTTGAAGCAGAATATCGATTCTGCAGGTTGTCTACATCCGTGTTGTTGGAATTAACTCCTGCGGTTTTTACTTCAGGGCTCGGTTCAACCTTGTTATCAGTCGCCATGTTGGAGGTTGTCTGAGTAATATCATCTTCGTAAACCACACTGTTGACTTGTTTATCTAGGTCATCAAAGAATGCCTGAGATTCATCGTCTCCTTGTGATTGTTCTTGTAAATTAAGAATGTCCACATCAGGGGACTCTTGTTGAGCGTTGCCTGTTTGTACATCTGTCATAATTCTTATACTCCTTTACTTAGCTTGAAATTTAGCAATTCGATTAGCATAAAAACAATATTATTCTTCTGTTTTAGCATTATCTTTTACTGTGTCTAATTCACGTCTGAGGTCTTTCTTGAAATTGCTCAATTCACCTTGCATTAAACCTCTTACCATGCGTTGTTGAGCTTGTGTCTGTAGAACATCTTTCTTAGTCTCGTGTTCGGCACTTCTAATCTTATCCTTTATGCCTGATTGAACTAACTGACGCTCTAAGGTTTCAATAGTTCCCTCCTTATCTTTAACGGCTTCTTGTAATTGTTCTAATTGTGATTGCAATTGTGCATATAATGATTTTCTAGCGGCAATTTGTTTTTTACCACGGATATCAGTTTCTGCTAACATAGCTATATCATCTATTAAACCAGCCTGGAACCATCTGAAATATTCTTCTATAAGAGCCCATCTATTGATAGGCATTGAAGCACCTGCTACTATTCTTACATCAAATCTTGATGTTTCATAGTCCATCCATTTACCAACAGCTTTCCCATAATCATTATAAATAGGAATATTGATTTCGACTGTCTTCTCATCAGCCTCTTGTATTGACTGACCAGCCTCTGGTTGAACTATTCTAAAAACCTTATTAGTCGTATATGTTTTCTGAGCAATTTCTTTAAATACCCTGCCTAAATGTTCTAAACACGGTTCTACCATAGACTGCATCCATGCTTTAATTCTTCGTGTTCCATACTCATCGTTAGCCAAAAGACCTCTATAAGTCTCAGGTTGCTCTTTAGTATTACCCATCATTGACGAATAAATACCACTAATATACTCTACATCTTGCTTTCCCTCTTGAGTAATAGTATAGAAAGCATTATTAATAGCTGCTGGCTGGACTGGAGTTGGAGCGGTAAATCCTTGTCTAAATTTAAGAAGAGCCCCAGCAGAAGATGAATACTGTTCCCATTCTTCCTCAGGAATAGAACCTTCTTCATATAACCATCTGAGGTTAGATGCTAGATTCGCATTATGAATCATAATCTGATGAGCTTTATTAATTTCTTGTTGTTTACCAATTAAAGGAACGACTGCTGACATAGGATAGGGAGTCCCAGTATAAGTGTAAGGAATCGGAACAATATTATATTCTGATATTGGAAGAATGTATTCATATAGGAATGTTTCCTCACCCAATGAGCAAGTTAATTTTATTCTACTTTGATGAAACTTATTGGCTTGTATAATAGTTTCTGCGATTTCTACATTTTCCATTAAAACTTTGTATTCTTTTTCAGATACTATACTATTTTCAGTTCTTGAAGCAGCTTCTTGCATTTCAGACATCAATTGTTGTTTTACCTTCTCAATTGACTCTGCCATTTCCTTTTGGGCTTTTTGTTTTTCTAATTGAGCTCTTTCAGGTATAATCTCTCCAGACTGAAGAGCTTGGTCAAGTTTTGCATTTGTCTCAGCTAATTTCACCTGAGCTTCTGCTGTAAATTCTTTTATTTTAACTTCTACAGTTTGTTTAATTTGAGCCATTTCCTCTTCAGAGGGAGGAACAAGTCTTAGTATATTATAGAAAAGGGATTTGATTTTTTTGTAACACTCGAAGAAGGGGACTATTTCATCGTCTTCACCTGACACTTTAAAAGTTCCACCAATATCTTCCTGAATTATACTATCCCTATCTCTGAAATCTGTCTCAGAATAATTAGCCATATCTGAGGGAGCAGAAGCCTTTTCTATTTTAGCACTATATTCAGGTAACTCAGCCTTTAATTGTGATTTAGATAGATTCTTTCTAACCATTATAAAAGAAGCATCTCTAAAAAGAAAATCTCTACTCATAGGGTCTACAAATATATCAAATGGCTCTATTCTCCTAAAAAGAACTTCTCCCTTACCATTATCAGCGTCTTGGTCTATATCTACATGAAAATACCCTATCCCTTTAGTAAGGGCATCTAAGATAACACTACTATAAAGAGATTTACCATTAGAAAGATACCAACAATAATCTGCAATATCTGAATGTACTTGAGCAACGTCAGCGTCGCTTCCCTCAGCCCCAACCGCTTGCCACTTAGGATTATTAGCAGTCGTGAAGTATTTCATGATTTCAATGATAGGAGTAATACGATTAATAATAAAATCAGGCATTCCTGACTCACGGAGAGCATCTGTCTCCTCAGTAGTTAATTGCTCATTAAGATAAAAATCATAACTTCTTTGAGCTGAATATGACCATTTTCCCCTTTGAGCGGTATTAGCCCTATTCCATAATTGATAGTTCTCATTAGCTTTAACTTTATTACTTCTTCTTGCCATTATAATAAATACTTTCTACAGGCATCTATAAAATGCTGAGGGTCGCCTTTTCCTTGCTCTGTATTGTAATATCTTTTCCAGTATTTTGCTTGTCCTTCTATAGTATTAGGCATCCTCTTGGGAACTCTCCAATACTTCAAACGGCAATGAACAATACCAGCAGCTATATTTCTTTCCAATATTTCTCCCCATGTTGATTCCTCGAAGGTTTGCCAATGTTTAACATCTACATAACTAGCAGCTGCGCATTGTTGCATTAATCCAGGTCTATGCTTAAGATAGTGGGCTAGGTTATCTACACAGGTCGCGGGTTCTACTTGCCAGAAACTTCTAGCGGGCCCGTCACCTAACTGTCGAATATATTCATATCTACTTTCTACGATTCCAGTCCCCACAACAAGTTGAACTGCGTCATCAGATGCGAATCTGGTACCCATCCTTAAACAAGTTTGTTTTACAAGGGATTGTATTTGTGGGATGCTAATCAATATTTTTTAACGCTTGAAGTATCACTAGGTTTTGTGAACTCAAAATTTCTATAAAAATCTAATCTCTTTTCAGCAACATTCCCCTGAACCTCTTGAAAAGCCGCTTCTTCATCTAGAAACTTATTATGTTGTCTGAACCATGCAGCAGCTCCACTAGTTTTATCCCCATACTGCCCATCAACTTTTATAGAAGAATCTTTTACTCCAATCCCTTCAAGATAAATATTATAAGCTTCTTGAAACTTAGTGACATTTCTATTCGTCATGTTTTGTCTCATAGCATTCTCAAGTTCTTTTAAATGTTTTCTATTCATGCTACTATCCAGCTTTTAGCTTTCCTTACGGGTTTAAACCACTTTTTCTCTTTATTCTTAGAATAATTAGGTGGGAATGAGTGCAAATTTGCATAATAAAGCGTTTCAATGGTGTCATCGTGTGCCATTCTAGGGCCGAAAGTAAGTATTTCGTTGCTTAAATCAAACATATTCTCTCTTAAATGTACCGTTCCCATACTGAATCTACCACTTAAACCACTATAAATTCTGTTTCTTTTATTAGTCCCCCCTGGTTTTTCAGGAATTACAGCAATATCAAAACGATTTATACGTCTTCTTTCATCATTTAATGCCTGGAAAATTGAACGGTTCATAGCCACATCTTCAACCGTAGCAGATGTACAATGATATTTATTATAAAGTTCTATAATATAATCTACTACGCCTTTCTTTTCTATAAGTTTCCCATCTTGTCCCTTTGCCCCTATGGTTGGAATAGAACGGTGTCTCTCATATTCTAGAGCATAAAGATTATTATTAACGTCCACAGCGATTACCATAATAACGCTGAAGTCAGAGTCTTTAGTATCAATATCGGTGGCAGGGTCACATCCGATAAACGTATTAACAGGAACTTTTTCCCCATCAATAATTATATAATTAACTCCTTCTTCGTTTTCGTAGAACCCCTCCCAATATTTTATATGTTGTCTTCTCCATACAGAGTCCTCTTCTGATTGAACTTCCATCATATATTCTTGAAAGAATTTAGCAGGCTGTCCTGAATCTCTGTAAAACTTCTTCTTCTCTTCTAACTTGCTAGCTGGAAAGAACGAAGGCCAAAGCACACTCCCATTTGGGAGTATGGCTTTATATGTAACTACCCTCCATGCAAATTCTTCTTTTTTCTTTTTAGTACGCTCATAATTAATGATAAGATTGTTGATAAAGGAATCATAATGAACAGGAGTACCGTTAACACGTAGCCTACCAGTATGAGGCTCAAGAGCGGGATAAACAACAGCAGTAACCAGATTAGCATTTTTAGCTCTAGAGTCAGCGCTGATAGTGTTTTGTTCGTGCTCGAAGTCATCAAGACAGATGAGGTCGTACCGTTTATGGAGTTTCGCTCCTCCACGAATTCCCGCGACATTAGATTTTGAAATAAGTTTGCAGCCATTTTCTAACTCTATATCTTCCTCTGTCCATTTTCTACCCTTTAAATTTCCAAAGAAATACTTTATCCTTTCGTTGTATTCAAAGTGATATTTGATGTAATCCATATTGCCTACTGACAATTTCTGAGTAGCAGACACCCAAGCATAGAAATGCATATCATCTTTAGGGCAAAATGCAAAATCTTTAATGATTGAACATTTGGTTAGGACAGTTTTACCGTGCCCTCTGGGTAAGATAATAGCAAGCTGCTTCACCTCTTTATCATCAATAGAATCAGCCATCTCGTAATGAAAGGCTGGAGTCTCAGAGCGCATAAAGTCATCTGGTAAAAATAATTTACCAAATGCTATTAAATCCTTACTCGCTAGGAGTAGTGCTTTTTCGGCTTCGTTTACGTTTTGGCTGTTTATATTTGCCATCTATGAATTTCTTAAAACCCTTCATATCCTTTTTATACTCGATATAATCCTCGAAGACCCTCTCCATATCATCTTGTCTTAAACTTGATACTTGAGACCAATTCACCAAACCCTTTATTGAACGCATAAGATGATGTTTTGTTATAGGGCTTCTATTTGGATGTTTACTCATCCTTGTCCTCTTTTCTTTTTACGATAATACTTCTTACTTCCTTTTATACCAAACTTTGAACATCTTCCTTCTCCTTGCCTAGTCTTCTTTCCATTTTTCTTAGGCTTGTACTCATCATTAAGATACATTTAATTTTCCCAGCACTTCACCTTACTATCAGAAAACTCCATAGTAATCCATCCAGTTCTTATGACAGGATACATCGAATATCGTGCATACTCAGCGTATCGCAAGAAAGAACCTCCCCTTACATACCAACGACGCTTAAGAGCTTCTTCATCGCCATCAACCATAATCGAATCAACAGGTTTAGCATAGAGCTGGTGATTATGACCGAGTACAAATACATCACCTTCGGAGTAAACAGCTGCCAATTTATCCAATTCGAGGTCGCCATTTTTTGCACAGCTTTTACCGTGTCCACTAACAAGAAACCATTCCTTTTCCTTAACTTTAATTCTTGAATACCCTGGATATTGATAGTAAGGTACGTTCAATTCAGCCGCAAGAGTCTTACAAACATCAAAATCTAGTATGTTAAAACTACGGAGAAAATCATGATTGCCCCCACGGATAAATAAGCATTTATCTTTGATTGGAGCAACCAATCTCAGGAAGGCAAGATACTGGTCATCAGGAAGGATTGCTTGTCCTCTTTGAGATATTTTATAGTGAGGAGGAATCAATTCAATTAAATCTCCGTTACCAAACCAAACCGCATTTGGGTCTTTAGATATTATCGAGACAGCCTCACTAAACTTCTTGAAATCAAACTCATGAGCCCCTACGTGGATATCAGTAAGGCAATGCACACGAATTACACCCTCTGAAGCATACGAAAAAATCTCACCAGGCTTAATAGTCGGATTATTATATTCTTTTACTTCAGTATCTATGACTATAGAAAAATACTTTAGACAAGAATTACATTTGAACTTTTGGAAAATCTTGTCTTTGCTTTTCCCCTTACCATCTTTTTTGGTGTACATAGAAGTACAATGTGGACAAACCATTATACCTCCTTCCCTGAGCTAAGAATCTTTCTCTCCGCTTTTTCTATTTGCTCAGGGGAGAATCCTTGAAACATTCCGACAATTCCCTGCTCTATTTTCTTAACGCCAGTTCCTAGAGTCCCTATCGCCTTACCTAGTTCTTTTAAGGATTGAAGGGCAATATTTTCATCAGCTGATGTTTCAGCTAAGACTTTTAGATTATTTAAGATGTACTCATGGTTTATCCCTAAAGATTTAGCAATATCCTGTACACCCCTCTCAACTTCTTTCATTACACGCTCCTGTTTTAAAAGGACGACTGCTTTTCTTTTTGCTTTATCTGGGGAATCCTCTTCATAGGCATCCATGTAAGCTTTAACTGCACCCATCCCTACGGCTACATTTGTAGCAAATAACTTTTCTTTATTAGTAACGCTCTTTCTTTCTTTTACTCTTTTATTAGGATTAGTGATAGTTCTAGAAAAAGTATATCTATTTGGATGTCTTGTGAAATCAGAATCCATGAAATTCTTAGAATCTATAATAAAAGTACCCACGACAGTCCTAACATACCCCTTTGCATATTTATAATTTTTTGAATCTTTTGGATGAGAGATGCTATTCACTTTGAGTAATTGAAGGATATTCCCATCGTCACTCCATACCCAATCTCCCTCTTTGCCATCTCTCCAGTCCTCTACTGGGGTGATATCAGGATGGTCTTTATAAAATTCAGAAATGTGTTCATAAACAAAATGTTCCTTTTTTTTGATGGTATTTGACTTCATCCTGATTGAGGGAAGGGGTCTGTATTTCCTAATTGAGCCCAGAGAGAATCAATCAATCCTATAACCTCGGTGGGGATATAAAACCTTTTACCATTAATCTCAATTGGGGATAGTTCTTCATCCGCAGAAGCTAACCTAGAGAGTACTCGCTCTTGCTCTTCATAAGGCAATTGGGCTAACCACTCTATTGAAATTGAAGACATAAGGCATATAACTGTTTAACTGTTAGCAACTGTTTTCTTTTCTTTCTTTTCTTTCTTTATATTACTTTCTTTCTTTTCTTTCTTTTCTTTTAGTATTTCAGCAGCCATTTCTAGGATAACTTCATCAAATTCACGGTCTTCTTGCTCAGCCTCACGAGCAGCTACTCCAGTTAAACCTTCTTTGCCAGATAATTGCTTTGATGTTATGTAACCGTCCTTCATGTGTCGAATTTAAGGGTATCCCCAGGTTCTTTTCAAGAAAAATTGTAGCATTTTGAAAGACAACCTTATTTACCTGGTACACCCCCATAAAGGGGTTTTTCGTATATACGTTTTACGTTATAATCTGTTATTTGGATTTTATGTTATGTTTTATTTATTAATCTTAACCATGGAGTAACGATACATATGGCAGGATTCAGGAACCGTCCCAGACGCGACTATCCTACGGACATCGGTAAAGACTCTTTGCCTAAGCAAATCACTAAGGCTGGCGCACTAGTAAGAGAGAAGCTGTTCCTATCTAAGATAGCACAGTTGGCTCCTGAAGATGCTATAGTGGTGATGGGTGCTTGGCAACCGAGTATTTCTGATGACTTCGAAGCTACTGCTGAGCACGACAAAGCCCAAGCGGAGCAGAAGAAGAAATCCGAACCTAAGAAGGAATAGGCATACCGCGTCATATGAATAAGATTCAGAGTGTGGTGAGCTTGGTAACAGAAATCATCGCTGTTCTAGTAGGTGATAGCACTAGTTAATAGCTGGCACAGTAACCTTATAATGCGTATAAATATGGGTATTTAGCCTAAATACTACATAATATCGTAGAGACATTATATCTCTAATATATATATACTTTTAATAGAACCTGGGCACTAACTTAAATACCAGGAAACACTTAAATTCTTAGTACTTTAGCGTGGGTGGCGAAGGCGGAATTGGAAACCCCGTACATAGCCCTGTTTCCACACATTAGAGTGCTAAGTGATATTTTTCGCATCATTTAGACCCCTGGGAAACCCTATCCATCGTGCAGGCGCATCCAGTTGCATC